GGATAAGATTGTCACTTTACAGATGCTTTCGGGAGATACTAAGCCCTCTATCAAATACAAGGCATTGTCTTTGAAGAAGGGCATTGGTATTACTGACGGTATTCACGGAACTGCAATGATTATTGCAAAGAGTATGGATGGATTTACTATCTACGGTTTCCAAGAGAATAATCTCATGGCTAAGAATGCACTTCAAGACTTAGACATGTGGAAGCAAGAAGCAGAGCAGATGATGAAAACAATGCAGAGTAACATTCGCTCCGCCGTCATTCGTTATGTTAGAGATGCTGAATCTAGAAATAAAGATGTGACAGTCAAAGAATTGGATGAATTTTTGTCCCGCAACTATGCTAATGAGTATTCTAGTTTGTTTGAAAACAAGCAAGACTTCCTCAAATTCCTCAAGGGCCAAAAGGAATTGAGTCATTTCTTGGATGCTAGCGAATACATTACGGTGCGGGGCAACAAAGTTTTCGTTGATGAGAGTGTTTTGCAAAAGGAAGAGGAGCCGTCTAAATTCAAGGTGTATCTTCGTAAAGACGGCAACTTGAATTTCTCTGTTCGCCATAAGGGTGAGAATCTTATGTGGACGATTGACTTACAGACCGACGACGACATTTTCTCTTTGTTCGGTAAAGCAGTCAAGTATCCTGCTGAGATTTCCGAACAACAAGATACTCATGACCTCTTAGATGAAGGCGATGTTACCGTTGGCGTCCAACGGCATGGCTACCACGAATACATCTTGAATGGAAACAAGTTTGAAACCAAACTACACTTCCGAGTTGTAGACATGAAGGGAGAGAAAACTTGGATTGCTTGGACGGGCTATGAGCAAGACCCTGTTGACCCCGATACAGATGAAGGGGTATGGAATATCTATAATGATAAATTCAAAAGTATAAAATTGGATAAAAATACGGATAAGGTTAAATAGTCAATTAGAGAACGAGGAGTTGAGAAGAATGTCTTCCATCGTTAAGGCTGACACTCATGAGGATTTCAAAATCATCAAGAGCGACAAACTAATGATTGGGGGATATGCTTCTATTGAAATGGTGGACAAGCAAAACGACCTCATTACTTTAGAGTCATTGAAAGAAGCCGTTAAAAAATTCATGGAGCAGAAGAGTTTTCGGAATGTAATGACCAATCACTCAAATGTTCAAGTCGGAGAAGTAATTGACAGTTACAGAGATACAAGCGGGAGGCTATGGAAAACAGAAGTGGATGATGTTGGCTTCTTCGTAGTGATTAAACTCCGTGATGATATTGAAAAAGCAAAAGAAATTGGACGAGGCATTCGCAAAGGAACATTGAGGTCTTTTAGCATAGGAGGACAGGCGCTACAGAAAGTGAAAAAGCGAAGTGAAGAGTTGGGCGAATACAACGAGATTAGCAAACTTGAACTTCATGAAGTGACCATCTGTGAAAAAGGAATCAACCCCGAAGCGAAATTTGACATTTTGAAACAACAAAAGGTGAAAGACATGACGAAATTGGAAAAAGCATTGGCGGAATTGGACACTCTCTTAGCAGAAGTGAACACTCTCCGTAAGGAAGAAGAAGAACCCGCTATGGAAAACATGGCCGGAGAAGAAGAAGAAATGATGGATATTGAGTCCTACGAGCGAGCAGAAAAGGGCGCAAAGCCTACTGTTGACGGTGGCTCTTTGGAAACCGGCGAGCCAGCAGACCTTGTTGTGGTGTCCGGTGGCCGACCAACCGGTTCCTCTCAAGCCGCAGAGGAAGGCAAGGTTAGCAAAGCCTTTGACAACAACGAGTTCGGAACGCTCAACCTCTCTAACGAGAACATTGAGAAGGCTTACGCACAATTCCGTGCCGAGCAGATGGAAGAGTTGGCTCTCAAGAACCTTGAGTCCACCTTCGCTAAGAGATTTGAGGCTGAGATGGCTAACCGTGAAGAAATGGTTGCTAAGTCGGAATACGATGCTCAGTCCGAGATTGCTTCTCTCCGAGAGCAATTCTCTTCGCTCCGCAAGTCGTTAGAGAACGGCGCACAAGAAATTCGCAAGGCTAACGAAGCCGCCCAAGAAACCACGGCCCTTTCCTTGGATGAGGTCGCTGAAATGTCTTGGAGCGACATTCACAAGATGGCCAGCGGAAACTATTGAGGTGATGAAAAATGGGTTACATTAACACGATTAGAGATTTAGAAGCAGCAACTTACGGACTACCAAACTTCGGTGGCAACTCCTTGCTTAAGCAAGCAGGTGTTGTGCAGGGCCTTCACACGGCTCACGACACCGCCGAAGCAGGAGCAAGCGGTGTTTCCGCTATTGGCTCCACCGCAGGCATGTATAATGTCGTCTACGGACAAAAGGTTTGGTCTATGCTGAACCGTGAAGTCAACGCCCTCGCTATGCTCTCCAAGAGAGCCTACACTTCCAGCGGTTGGCGAATCCTCAAGAGTCGTCCCTTCGGTGGTAGTGGCGCTACTCTTACCTTGCAAAGCGACGGCACGGGCGGTGGCATTGGTTCCGACGACCCACAAGCAGACGAGATTGGTGGTGTTCCTGAGAACGGTGGCCTCTCTACTGCCGCTGACGGTCTTGGTAGCATGGCTCCAACCTACGCTCAACTCTTCATGAGTCCAAAGACTGTGGCTCATCAGTTTGACATTTCTGAACTTGCTATGGAAATGGCTCAAATTGACGATGGCCTCGGTGACATTCGGGCTATCATCCGTGAAGACATGGGTAAGGCTCACGCCGAAGCACAGAACAAGATGCTGGTTATGCCTCTTGAGTTCTACGGTGAATCTTCCGCTCTTGGCGACATTGAGCGAAACTACACCTCGCTCTTGAAGATTGTTTCCAGCCGAGCAGAGATTCTTGCTTTGGACGCTGGCGTTCTCGCTACTGACACGGCTTCCGCTACCAACGCCCTTGGTAAAATCTACGGCGAGGAGCGATTTACTGCCGCTTCTTTCCTTGACTCCGAAGTTGACTCCGGGACCTACGCCGCTTCTTCGGTTCGTGCTTTGACGCTGACCAAGATTAACGACATGATTCGCCGTCTGCGAGTCGCTGGTGGTTCGCCTAAGGTTATTCTTACGGGCTACGATACCATCCAAGCAATCGCTGACTTGCTCCAAGCACAAGAGCGTTTCATGGACCGCAAGGAAGTTATTCCTACCGTGAACGGCGTTCGTGGTATCAAGGGTCAAGAAGTTGGTTTCCGTGTGGCTACCTACTACGACATTCCTCTCATCCCTGTGAAGGAAATGACCTCCACCACCAACTCGGCTGACACCGGTATTAGCGACATGCTTTTCCTTGACACGGACCATCTTTGGCTCCAAGTCATGAAGCCTACGCAATACTTTGAAGACGGTATTTCCAACGGGAACCCATTCGGTGTGGGTCGCCTTGGGAACCAAGCCCTTTACCGCACCATTGCGGAAACGGGTTGTTCCTTCTTCTTGGGCCAAGGCAAGATTACGAACATCGCTTGAGGTGATTAAGTATGGGTTTTACCTCTACGATTACCGAAACCACGGTGTTTGGTAACAAGCGTGTTGCTTTTGGGACCTTTACGGGCGACGGCGGGTCTACCGGCGGCGAGATTGAAACCGGTCTTGATAGAGTGGACATGATTCACCTTCAACAAAGTGGAAGTAGCGCCGTAAACGCAACTTCAATCAACGAAACCCTGCCTTTGGCTAGTGGCGATGTGACCGTTGTTACCGCTCCCGATATGGTTGGGTTTTGGATTGCTTACGGGGCTTGAGGAGGGTCTTAATTGGCGACCATCAAATTAAACGATGATTGCGAATGGGACTCTCGGCAACTTCAAGGTAAAGAAGGCAAATTTGAAGTTACGAAGGCTGAATCTATTGAGGTTTCAGCCTTCGTAGCCTCTCACTATTACGCAAGCCACCGCTTAGATGTGGTGTTTGATGAGAGTGACCGAAAGGAATTGTCTTCTTTGCCCGATAGAGAGTTGTCCATGTTAGCGGTTGCATTGCAATGCGAGCCTAGCGAAGTCGTCAATCTGCTTCTTCCTAAGAAGAAGGCCCCTCGTAAGAAGGCCCCTTCAAAGAAAGAGCAATCCGAATGAAGGGCAAAACCTTCATTAATGGATGATTGATAGTCCTCTTTAGGTGATAACATGCCCGACGCATCTAGGTCTAGTGGAGTTTTGACTGCATCAGCAGTCATTGTAGCAAATCCGTGTAACTTGAAGAGTGTTCACATCACTTGTAGAGCGAATGGAGCCGACGAATACATCTTGAAGATTTTTGATTCCGAGGATGCTACCTTAACAGGTAACACGGAATTAGTGCGGTTTGTATTCAATGGCGACTTGTCTGCAAATAATGTGGAGGCTGACCTGCACGGTGTCCTCGCTAGAGAAGGACTCTACGCTCAAGTTACCGCCCCTGCTTCACCCGATGCCGCTTCACACTTCGCTTTTAGTGTGGAGTTCAACTGAGGTGAAACAATGGCGGCTTTGAACGCAGACACAAGGCTCATCATGACGATTCTTTTCGTTGGAGTGGTGAGTGGTGCGAATGTTTTCTTCTACGCTCAGTATGGTTCCAATTTCCCCTACACTCATTTGGCTCATGGAGTCCTATTCGGTCTTATTACTGTCGGTGCTATTCTCATCATGAAGGCAGTCAACGATTTGTTCTTGAATGACTACATTGAACAGGGCTTACTTGACCGAAGAATTGAGGCTTATTGGAAGTTGAAGACCAAAGAAGAACAACAGAGAAAGCGTATGCAAGACTCTCTCAAGACCTTCCAAACGGACTTTAACACGACGAGGGTTCCCGAAATCTCTACTTACAACAACGACAACGAACTAGGAGCAGAATTCTTAGCCTCTTTGCAATGAGGTGATTGAATGCCTCTAGGGGATTTGATGGGTTTCTCGGACTCGGACTATGCTTACAATCAGCAAAGAGCGCACTCTGCTGACATGTTCTTCATGAAGATGAGGTTCTATTTTTGGGGTTCTTGTGCCGTTCTCTCATCGTTCCTTATCGGGAACATTATGGGCGTCTTTGACTTGAATGTAATGGGTTGGATGGTAGACGCATTTACAGGTCTTTGGGGGCATTGATATGTCCCTTCTTACCGGCTTTGCGGTAGTCATTACAGAAGCCGCTATTGCCTTCTACAAGAAAATACACGCAATCAATTTCGGAGTTTACGGCGCTACAATGGTTGGAAAGACGACACTACATCATCAATTACGAACAAGAGGTGAGGTCGCTCAAATCAAAGAACGAACAGTAGGCCTACACAGAGCCACAAGAAAGGTCGTCAAGATTGACGGAGAAGCCCATACACTACGCACTTCCGATGTTGGAGGAGAGTCCATCTATTGGAAGGAATGGATGAAGGACATTAAATCTAGAAGGGTGAAATACATCATCTTCATGATTGACCACCGACACTTGGATAGTGGCGCTAATCTAGACCATCAACTCGCATGGAAGTTTCTTGTAGACGGTATTTGTTCAACGAGATGGCCTAACGGTAAGAAGAAAAAGGAAGAGGATTACCCCTTAGCGATTGGCCTTTGGGCAAACAAATACGACATTTGGGGTGAAAAGCACAAACATGATGGCGAGATTAGCGACCATCCTATCTTCAAACCGTTTCAATACGGAATGCAAAAACTAAATGAACGAGGAATACCGACACATAAATACATAGTTTCGGCTAAATCGCAACCCGAAATGGTTTATCGTGGCGTTACGACGATGATTAAGGACTACTGATTGTTATGTGGAAAAGCATTCTAAAATCAATCCCAAACTATTACATCGGTGACGATGATTGGATGGACCTTATGCCTAGTGATTTTAATATAGAGGCGTATAAAAATAAACAATATGAAGAAAAATACGAGGCAAATTATCCACTAATGGTAGTTCCTGATGAAAAATTTGCAAATAAGGCTCTAAGAAGCAGATATGACTTCAACATGCAAGATGAAACAAGGGAATTATTTACAAATATGAAGGACATAGAACCTGTAGTGGTGATGGAGTTACTAAATGAAGACGGTTCTGTGTTTGATAGAATATTAGTAGCGGGACACCTGCGTTCTCACCTAAGAGGGTTAGCCGGACATAAAACTATACCTACAATCGTTTTAACTATGAAAGAAAAACAATGGAGAGGATAAAATGTTTCAACAACCAAATTTGATTGGCGCACAATCGGCGCAAACTATAACCCCATTCCTGCCTCCTTTGGCGCAGGCAAGAGCGCCGGGTCCTGTAGAGGAATACCAATACCGGACGCTCAAGCCTAAAAAAAGGCTCAAGGAGATTCGCCAAGTTTTGATGGCCGAGAAGAAAAAATTCTTATTTTTCAAATACAGTTGGAAATTCAACCTTCGTG